CAGTTCTTCTCGGAGGAAGAGGCCGAGCCCGAGCACGCCGCCGACGAGCCTGAGGAAGTCGACCCGAGCCAGCTTGAAGCCGCACTGGAGCCCGAGGTCGAGGACTCTGAAGCTGAACCTGGTGAAGAGGAAGACCCGGACGGCGAGGAAGAGCTTGCCGCTGATGGCGACGACCCCATCATCGAGGAGCCTGAGGACGCCGACGTTGAGGACAAGCGCAAGGCCAAGGACCGAGGCCGCGCCGCTGACGGGGCCAAGGAAACTCTGCGCATGCTGCGGCCGTTTGTGGCCCGCGTCAACGACGCTTCGCTCAACAAAGCATTCAACACGGCCCTCGGCGTCGTTACCAAGAAGAGCCGGGCCACTGCCACCGACGGCGGTTACGGCGGATTCGCTCGTGCCGCACGCGCCCGAGACGACGCACCTCGCAATCCCAACCCGCGCGCCCGTGCAGCCGACGGCGCTGCCGAAAGTAAAGACCAGAAGCTGCAGGCCGCTTACGATGCAGCAAGAGGAGGCAAGTAAACCATGCCGACTAGTTTCGGACAGGTCATTCCAGTTACGGGGCCGAATCTCGGATTCCCTGGTACGATTTCGCGGTTCGCGGATCGTATCGTCGTGGCGAGGGTGTTTACGCCCTACACCGGCACCAACAACCTGAGCTTCGGCGACCCCGCCGTCCTCATTCCCAATGCAACGGGCGGGGTGTTCGACTCGATCAAGGACTTCGTCGCCCACTCAGTGGCCAATGCCGGCCTCGTGGCCAGCTACTTTGCGGGCTTTGCCGTTCGTGAAGTGCAGTCTGCGCTGACTTACAACCAGGGCACTACGCCCGGCCTGCAGCAGGTGGGCTACTACCAGGCTGGCCAGATGTCTGAAGTGGCAGAGCGCACCAGCGGCACCGTGCAGCTCAGTGTCGGTGCGCCCAGCGCTGGCGACCAGGTGTATTCGCGCGTTCTTCTGAACGCCGCAGTGCCAGCGGGCACCGTGGGCGACTGGGAGACCAACCCTGTGGCAAGCGACCTGTTCACTCTGACGGGCGCGACCGCCGCAAACGCCGGCGACACAGCCATCACGCTCACGGCCACTGGCGTCTATGTCGGTCAGGTGGTTTCTGGCTCGGGTATCGCGGCCGGTACTTATGTGGTCAGTGGTACGGGCACGGCGGGCAGCTACAGCGCCATCGTACTGAGCAAGGCGCTCACAATCGCCATCACCGCCACAACCCCGCTTACGTTCAGCAACCTGGCCGCGCTTCCGAACGTGGTCGCGCGCACTGGGTTCGTGGACGCCAACAATGTGCTTGAAATCACCATCAAGAGCCGCGACGCGGCCTAAGGAGCGACAACAGTGAAGAGAACGATCCCAAATCGCTCGCGCGCGTTCGACGCGGCCGGCGCCAGCGGCTTTGCATTCCTGCAGAGCCAGCTGGAACTCATCGATACGGACCTTGTACGCCCGTTACAGGCTGTCACGCACAAGCGCGACATCGCAGTCGAAGTTGGCGGCGGATTCCCCGAGTTCATCTCGGCGTTCGCTAGCAACTACGGCACCACAGGTACCGGCAGCTATGGGCTGCAGGGCACCAACAACACGGATATTCCGGAAGCGCAGGCCGACATCCAGAAGGGCATCTGGCGCACGTATATCTGGGCGATGGGCATGACCATCACCTGGGTCGACCTGCGACGCATGGAGACCGCGCTACGCACCGGCCAGGCTCCTCCGTTCAGTCTGCAGGAGCTCTACGAGGACTCCGTCGAAACGACCTGGGGCAAGGCGCTGGATTTCGTAACCTACGCCGGGTTCCTGGGCGACGCCGGCCTCATCAACAACACGAACATCTACGAGTCTGTCGCTGCCAACGGCGCCTCAGGGTCGCCGCTGTGGGCGAAGAAGTCGCCGCAGGAGATTCTGGCAGACGTCAACTTCGCGCTCAACCAGACCGTGGAGAACAGCGGCTATTCGGCCGAGGAAGGCATGGCGGACCATCTGCTCGTTCCGTACGAGCAGTTCGCCACGCTCACCCAGCCCATGGCTATCGGCGGCGCGGCCGTACTCACGTCGACTATCAAGTACATCGAGGAGAACTGCGTCGCAGCGCATCACGGCGTGAAGTTCAAGATCGACTTCCTCCCCGATCCGTGGATCAGCGGATGCGGCAGCGGCAACACGGCGGCGCCTGGCAATCCTTCGGGCGGCAACGGGTTGAACCGCGCCTTCTTCTACAAGAACTCGAAGAAGTCCGTGTACTTGAAGATCCCGCAGCCGTCCACCCAGGCCATGACCGTACCAACCACCCGCTCCGGCGGCGCGTACGAGACCATGTTCGCGGGATGTATCAGCCAGGTCATATACAAGAGAACGACAACTGCCTACAACTTGGACGGAATTTAGTTCTGGGTTCTGGCTAGGTTCGTAGTTTCGCTTTTACCACCAGGTTGCACGGGCGGATCGGCGATACGGGGCGAGGAGGTGTACTCCTTGCCACCGCCGCGCCCCGTTCGGGACTTTACGGTCCGCTGTGCAGCACTTTTCTAAACACGGCTCAAGGAGGCCACGTATGCCAGTAGTTCCAATGATGTCACTACATTTCAAGAGGGCAAAATCTTTTACCGCTACGGTCGACGGCGGTACGCGCAAGTTCCTTGCACAGCCCGGGTTCGTCGCGCAGCAGGTGCCGTTCTGGGTAGCGGACACCGCCACATTCCAGCAGGGTATCAAGGACGGTTCCATTGTCAACCTGACGCCGCCCGCGCTGATGCCGGGTTATGAGGCGCCCATCAAGAAGTCCAAGAAGGCAGAGCCCGAAGAGGAGCCCGTCGAGACGGCCGAAGCCGAGGAAGCCCCCGAGCCCGAGCAGACCGAGGCGCCCAAAGCGCCGTTCGGCGGTCAACCACTGACGCCCGCCCAACCACCGGCCACCGCCCGCGTTGGACAGGTGCGCGCTACAAGCGCCCGAAAGGGCTAAAGCAAATGGCCCGTCGTTAGAATGCGGCGGGTCACTTGCTTCTGAAAGGAGCGCCTCATGGGCAGTTGCGGCAACATACCAAACTTTTCGTCATGGCTCCAAACAGCATGGGGCGCGGGGCAGGAGTATTCTTCAGTCTGTGCGGCATTTTACGGGGCTAGCAACATGGTGTTCGGCCAGAACCCGCCATACTTCCTTGATGACTTTAAGGCAGTCTATCCGAAGTTTTTCGGGCTGCCGACCTCGCTCAGCGGCTGCGGCACAACGCTCGGCTCCAAGGTTGTCACAGTACCCTCGATGAATGGCCTGGACTACGGGCAGTTTATTCAGGCGTGGGGCACGTTCCCCAAAGGCACGGTCATCTGCGGCCTGGGCGCCAATGAGATCACCCTGAGCACCGCGGCCCTTTCAACCAGCAGCACCGCCACGTTGCAGGTGTATCAGTCGCCTCCGGTGCCGGTGGGCGTCATATTGCTTTACTTGAACCTTGCCTACGCGTCACTGGTTTTTGAGCGCTGGCAAGAACAATGGTTGGTCGGACTCGCTCTCTACATCGCTCATTTTCTTACGCTTTATGCCAAGTCAGATTCCAGCGAAGTCTTTGAGACGTTGCAAACTGCCGTCCACGGCGAGACGCCGTCGGGTGCGGTGCCTGGTACGGTGTACACTCTAAGTGCCGTGCCTCCTGGGAATACTCTGCAAGCCTTGACAAAGAACGGGTCCTTCCTGGTACCGGGCACGGCGTACACTCTTGGTGGAAATACAGTCACACTGACAGCGGCTACGGTACTGAATGATGTCCTTTATGCGACGTGGCCGGTCGAAGTGCAGGCGTTCACCAGCGGGCAGCCCAACGGCGCCTCCATTGCGGCTCAGGGCCTTTTTGGCGGTGTTCAAGTAAGTAAGAGTGTGGGAGATGTTTCAGTTTCTTACCAAGCTCTAGACTCTCTCAAGGACTGGGGAACTTTTCAGACAACGACATATGGAGCGCAGTTGGCGACTATGGCGCGCACAGTTGGCGCGGGGCCGATGGTGATTTGGTAAGTTAGGCATTCAAGGATAGGGCTTCGCGACCCGACAAGCACGGAAATCTCTGCCGTGTTTCCTTGATTACTTCTAGAGACGTGAAAGAGACCACGATGAAGAAAGCGCTGAAAGGCTGTATTTACTTAATTCGTAATCTTGTTAATGGTAAGGGCTATGTAGGCCAGCATAAAAATGTCAACACAGTTGAAGATGTGCGGTGGAAGTCCCACATAGTCGCAGCACTCGAGAAAAAATCTAGGTACCCAGTTCACTGCGCAATTAGAAAGTATGGCATAAAGAAGTTTTCTGCCGAAGTAATATGGGTTGGGCCTGTAGAACTGCTGAATAAGAAAGAAATGCATTACATTAAAAAGCTTCACACATTCATTGACGACCTAGTTGGTCCTGGTGGATACAACCTGACGACAGGTGGCAATCAAAAGACTAGCTTTTCTTCTAAGTCACGATCTAAGATGTCAGCTGGACAGTACCGCCGTTTTACAGATCCCGCTGAGGGCGCAAAGCACTCTGTAAAGATGAAGAAGCTTTACGAAAGTGAAGAGGCCCGCGCGAAAGTCTCCGTTGGATTGGCACGTTACTACGTAGAGCATCCAGAGGCCATCCCAGTAATTTCGAAGAAGGCTACAGTAGGTAATAAAAAGAGATATGAGGACCCAGAGCAACGCTCTAAGACATCTAGAGCATCAAAATGTACGTGGGCAAATCCTGTTCACCGTGAGACGATTACTGCAAGCCTACGAAGACCAGAAGTTCGCGCAAAGATTTCAAAAACACTGAGCGCAACACTTACAGAGCTTTACAAAGATCCAGTCGAGCGCGCTAAGAAGTCCGTAACACTGATTCGAGCTTATGCGGAAAATCCTGATTACAGAAAAAATGTAAGCGCTGGTAATCGCCGTCGTTATGAAGACCCAGAAGAACGGCGAAAAACAGGAGAGCGCAGTAAGATTGCGTGGGCAAGAAAGACTTCAGAAGAGCGGAGTGCAATAGCACTTCGTGGAGCTAAGACACGAAAAGCTAAATGCTGACGAGGTAAGTCATGCCCACAGGACCACAGATCGAGTTCGCTCGTAAGAGCGGCGTTGCTGCGATGATGAAGCGCGCTGCCGGATTGACTAAACTTGCGGCGTATGTGGGTGTTCCAGCGGCGTCGGCCAGCGAGCGTACGTCGATGTTGCTGGGTATGGCTGCCAAGACCAACAGCAAGAAGAAAAAAGCTTACTTACAGAAGTCAGCTCTTGGCGATGTTACCAATGCCGAGTTGCTTTTTATTCACACACATGGCAGCCCGATCAATAAGATTCCGCCACGACCCGTGTTACAGCCCGCCATCAACGCTGCCGGTAATAAGCAGAAGATTACGGCCGAGATCAATGGCTCCATCAAACTGTCACTGATTGGCGACAGTGAGGGCGCGAAAAAGAAAATGCTGCGCGCAGCGCTGCAAGGGCAGAACGTCTGTAGAGCATGGTTCACTGACGGCCGTAACGGGTGGGC